CCAGGCTAAACTTATGTATGACATTGAATCCGATGATTACAGTCATGCTTACCTTCTAGCCCAACGACTGGCAAAAGTCATGGAATCCGATCAATTTGATATTGACGAAATTTGACAATAAATCCAAACTTTGATACAATACTTGTATTGACACTGAAACACAGGAGAAATAAATGTCACTCACACCCCTGACCGAACGTCAAAAAGTTCTGATTGTTAACAATGTTGTTAAGGCTTGCCGCAATATTGACAATCTGAATCGCACTGGTTACAAGTTTCTCTATCTGTGCAGTGGTTTCATTGCACACTACGACCTGTATGGTTTCATTTCGGCATACAGCGAACCCGGTAGTCTCAAGCGTGATATTCTGTCCTATGCAGGTCAGAATCAGTGGCGTAACTTCCGCCCTGGCGAACGTGATTATGACTATTACATGAGCAAGGCAGATGTGTACAATCGCATTCTTGCCCAAATCATCTAAATAAATGTTTGACAATAAATCAAACATCATATACAATCAAGTTTCTTTCTTAAATCATCAGCCATCTTTCATAGGAGCATAACATGGCATCGCAAGTCTCTGACAATCTGACTATTACTTCCGTTCAAGCCCGTAAGGCTATTTTGACTGCTTTCAAAGCAAAACGTCCCGTGTTTCTGTGGGGTCCTCCGGGTATCGGCAAGTCTGAGGTCGTTGCAGAAATTGCCGACGAACTCGGCGGTATCGTTTATGACTTGCGTATGGCACAGATGGAGCCTACTGACATTCGCGGTATCCCCTACTTCAACAAGGATATCGGTAAGATGGACTGGGCGGCACCTGTCGATCTGCCCGACGAGGAAACTGCAAGCCAGTACCCTGTGGTTGTTCTGTTCCTCGATGAAATGAACTCCGCTCCCCCTGCTGTTCAGGCTGCAGGCTATCAACTGATTCTGAACCGTCGTGTCGGTAAGTACAAACTGCCCGATAACGTTGTTATCGTTGCGGCTGGTAACCGTGACAGTGACAAGGGTGTGACTTATCGTATGCCGATGCCCCTTGCTAACCGATTCTTGCACTTGGAAATGCGCCCTGATTTTGCATCTTGGCAGACTTGGGCTGTGAACAAAGGCGTTCACAAGGACGTGGTTGGTTACTTGTCTTTTGCTAAACAGGACATGTACGACTTTGATAGTAAGTCTGCAAGCCGAGCATTCGCTACTCCCCGTTCTTGGTGTTTCGTGAGTGACCTGCTTCAAAACGAGGACGACATTGACCAGGATACTCTGTTCAATCTGGTGTCTGGTGCAGTCGGTGACGGTCTTGCTGTTAAGTTCATGGCTCACCGCAAGATTGCAGGTAAGATGCCCGAGCCCTCTGATATTCTCAGCGGTAAGGTCAAGGATCTGAACGTCAAGGAAATTTCTGCGATGTACAGCCTGACGATTTCTATGTGCTACGAACTCCGTGATGCACTTGAAAACAAGAAGGTTGACAACAAGAAGTTCCATGAAATGGCTGATAATTTCTTCACCTATATCATGGCAAACTTTGAGACCGAACTGGTCGTGATGGGTGCTAAGATTGCACTCAAGACTTACAAACTGCCGATCGAGCCTAGTCAACTCAAGAACTTTGACGAGTTCCACAAGAAGTACGGTAAGTACATCGTTGAAGCAGGCAACTGATTCACACTAGCGGTAATCGCTAGGTGATTGGGGTAGCGATACTCCTTCAGGGGGTGGGCGAGGTAATTTTGCTCACCCTCTTTTTTCAACAAGGAAATGATATGTCTGGTAAAAAATATTTTTATGCACTTGGTCAACGCACCCGTTCTTGGGGTTGGACTAAAGATGCTGGTATGGAGCACTTCAAAATTGAAGCAGGATCTCATTACGCACGTATTGCATTTGACGCAGGATATCGAGGACTTTCACTATGAGCGAAGATAAAAAGAAAATCGAAATCGTTTTTGCCCCTGGTTGTTTTGACAACTTTGAGGGCACTCAAGAGGAACTAGACGAACTGGTACAGCAAATCAAAGACATGGCCGAGTCTGGCGAACTGTTTGAAAATTCGACACCTGTTGACATCGAAGACCTTTTGGATGAGGCCGATCCTCTAGAGGTTGAAGAAATTGTAAACGAAATGCTTACACCTCGTAAGCTACAATAATTTGACAATAAATCCGAAGTTTGCTATAATACTAGTATTGCATAGAAAGGTATTGTATGAGCGCAGTCATTGATAAATCCAAGTCTAAGAAAAAAACCCGTAGCGATAAGTTTGAAAAACTTGTCGGTCCCACTGATCCTAAAATCGACCATGAAGCCCGTGAACGTCTGGTGACCGCACGTATTGGTCTACTGTTGCGCCATTCGTTTTTCGGTAATCTGGCAACTCGCCTGCAACTGATTAACGCTGATGAATGGTGTAGTACTGCCGCAACTGACGGTCTGAAATTCTATTACAACTCCCGTTTCATTATGATGCTCAAACCCAAAGAGGTTGAGTTTCTTGTTGGTCACGAAGTTTTGCACGTGGTCTACGATCACATGGGTCGCCGTAATCATCGTGACCCTCAAATCTGGAACATTGCCGATGACTATGCGGTCAATGCTGACTTGAAGCGACACAAGGTTGGTCAGTTTATCACTACTGTCCCTTGCTTGTACGAACAAAAGTATGACGGCAAGGCTGCTGAGGAAATCTACGATGACCTCATGAAGAATCTTCCTAAGATCAACGTTGACCAACTGATTGACCAACTGATTGACGATCACCTTGACGGTGACGAACAAGAAGGTGATGGTGATGGTGACGGTGATGAAAAAGAAGGCAAAGGCAAGCGTCCTAAAATGTCTCCTGAGGAACGTGAACGTGCCCGTCAAGAAATCAAGCAAGCCATTATCAATGCGGCTCAGTCTGCCGAAGCAGGTAGTTTGCCCAAAGGTGTTGAGCGTTTGATTCGTCAAGCTACTGATCCAGTCATGCCCTGGCGTGAACTGATTCAAACTAACTTGACCAGTGCTATTCGCACCGACTACTCTTGGATGCGTCCTTCACGCCGTAGTTGGCACATGGATGCTGTTATGCCCGGCATGACCCCCGGTGAAGAAATTGATGTGGTCGTTGCTATTGACATGAGTGGTTCTATCAGTAACAAACAAGCCCAACAATTCTTGGGTGAGATTAGTGGCATGATGGAAGCATTCGATGGCTACAAGGTTCATGTGTTCTGTTTCGATACTGAAATCTACAATCCCGCTGACTTCACTAGCGAGAACATGGATACAATTGACAGTTACGAACCTGCAGGTGGCGGCGGTACTGATTTCGATGCTATCTTTGAATACTTGAAGAAAGTTGGCAATGTGCCCAAGCGATTGATTGTGTTCACTGACGGTTATCCCTGTGGTTCTTGGGGCGACCCTGACTACTGCGATACGACTTGGATCATTCACGGTGACCCGGATCCGAATCCCCCGTTCGGCACATTCGCTATCTACGATGACCACAAGTGAGGAATGAATGGAACTTCTGATTGATATTTTGGGATATGTTTTTCTCTCTATCATAGTTGTAGGTATTTTCTATGTCTTTACTAAGGTTCTAGTTGGAGCACTATCTGCAATGACCAAAGACGATGATTAAATCTATCGAAGAAGTGACCATTTACGAATCACCTGATGGTGGCAAGACAGTCTACTCTCGCAAACCGGGAGAGACTGTCCGCACCATTCATAGCATAGATCCCACATACCAAAAAGAACAAGAACTAATGGCACGTTGGGCAAGATTAAAAGAAGCAGTTATGATGGATGATCCTACTATTAACGACCTCTTGGAAAAAATTGAAGTATTGGTTAATTTGAAAAAATGAACTATGAAGTAAATCCTTTGGTGTGGTTTGCCGAAAGGCAACTACCCTATCCACCGGCTCATTTTGTTACTGTTGCAACACCAATAACAACTGAATCTAAACAATGGGTTTTGGATAACTTAGTTGGAAGATTTTCTATTACAACTAATTCTACTGACATGTTTTCTTTTGAGACTATTGGAAATATCAGTTTTGAAGATCCTAAAGAGGCGATGATTTTTGAATTAAAGTGGTCGTAAAAAAATATAGTGCTATATAAAGTCAGTTAAATATCTAGCATATATAATAGGAGATTGCATTATGAGTTTTTTACGACATGTAGGGAAACAAGGTGATCGCAAGGTCGCTGTGGTATTTCGAGAAGTGCCCGGTGAGCCTCATATGTGCTTGGTTACATATACCGAGACATTAAATCAACACGTTCACGACCCACTCATGCAGTGCATCGAAAGTGACATTGGGCAAAATAGCGAAAATTTGGCTGATGCTTTGAATCGCACACATACGAAAGATGGTAGGATTATCCTACAAGTCCTACATGCTGAAGGACAATTGAAAAAGGTTCAAACAAGTCAAATTGTTATGACACCTGCACCTAATCAAAACATTCGTTTAGATGAATTGAACACTATCTTAGACGAAATGAAAAAGGGTGAAGATGCAGTACGCAAGTTGGCAGAAATGGATAAGAGTAGAGGTCTACAAGATCCAGCAGACGTTGTACGCCGTATGCGTGGACCACAAGTTCCACCTGTACAAAGCACAGGTGATGCATTAGGTGATGCACAATTAGCAAAGCAAAGACTTGAACAATCACAACGCATGGAACGTGAGGCAAAGGTATTACTAGCAGAAGCACAGCGATTGGTCGAAGAAGCCAAGTCACTTGACCCAACAGTTAAATCAGAGCCCGCAGTTGAAGTAAAACCAACTAAAGCGAGAAAGACAAGAGCTAAAGTTAGTGTATAATGAGTCCCGAATTTATCAAAAAGTGGGAACATATTCTTGAAGATGTAGACAAGAATAAAATTCCCGTTCAATTTATAAAGAAGTTAATTATTAAACTTCAAGGTAAAAGACAACAGACTATTAATATACAAAAGTTTTTAGAACAAGGTCTTGACCCCGAACAAATTGAAGAAGCGGTTAGTCGCAAACTAGATGAACTGGATGATATGATAGTAAGTGTGGAGTTCATACTGAATGTTCAAAGTATTGCCGATATAGTACAGCCTGAGACAGATAGACTATTGGGAAAATTATGAAATTAATTGTAGCTTGTGATCCTAAAGGAGGAATAGGCTATCAGAACAAATTGCCCTGGAGTAAAATCGAGGGCGATTTGCCAAGATTTAAAGAACTTACTGCCAATCAAACTATTGCAATGGGTCGAAATACTTGGGATAGTCTACCGAAAAAACCGTTACCAAATAGAACTAACATCATTATAACCAGTTTGCCCTTTAAAGAGTTGCCAGACAACACATGTACTGCAACCAGTTTAGAGGATATCACCAATAATGCTTGGATAATCGGTGGTGCAAAATTAATTAATTCAAGTTGGAAGTACATTGATGAAGTTTATTTGACTAGGACTCTAGCCGAATATACTTGCGATACATTTATTGATCTTGTACAATTAGAAAAAGATTTCATGTGTTGGTTTAAAGAGAATCACACCGATCATTCTTACGAAATTTGGAAAAGAAAATGAAACAATATCACGATTTACTTAAAGATATTTTAGAGAACGGAGAAGAGAAAGATGATAGAACCGGTGTTGGTACCCGTAGTGTGTTTGGCCGTCATCTCCGCTTTGATTTGCGTAGAGGATTCCCTGCCATCACCACTAAGAAACTTGCTTGGAAGGCTTGTGTCGGTGAATTACTTTGGTTTATTGAAGGCAGTGGTGACGAACGTAGATTGGCAGAACTCACCCACGGTGAAGGTAATACAGAAGGAAAAGTTACTATCTGGACGCCAAATGCGCTTGCACCGTATTGGAAACCGAAAGCGAAGTATGAGGGTGACCTCGGTAGGGTCTATGGTGTACAGTGGCGCCATTGGAACAAATACGCGGAGGAAAAAGATTATGGGGAAGCGCACAAAGGTGGCACTAGACTTGCAGTTGACAGAACGGAAGTCGACCAACTCAAGAATGTCCTCGAGGGTTTAAAGAACGATCCTAATGGGCGCAGACATATTATCAGTGCATGGAATGTTAGTGAACTAGATCAAATGGCATTGCCACCTTGTCATGTAATGAGTCAATACTATGTCAACAAAAACAAAGAATTGAGTTGCCATATGTATCAACGCAGTGTCGATGTATTTTTAGGTCTACCATTCAACATTGCCAGCTACGCATTACTCACACATTTGATAGCACATCATTTAGGTCTTGGTGTGGGTGAACTTGTCATTAGTACAGGTGATACACACATTTATAAGGATCACGTTGAGCAAGTGAAAGAACAATTGTTGAGGGACGAATATCCTTCCCCTTCACTATGGCTCAACCCAGAAAAAACAAACATTTTCGAAATATCAATGAATGACATTAAACTCGAAAATTATCAGAGTCATGGACAAATTAAAGCAACTATGGCAGTTTGATCCTAGCGATGCTAAGATCATTAAACAAGTCGTTCATACTATAAAAATGAGCGATGTTGAAGATCCTGATTTGTTAGTTTCTGCTCCTATATGGGAGTGGCAACAAACAGAAGCAGGTAAATGGATTATGGAAAATTCTATGGTAACACCTAGTTGGAATAGACACCTTGATCCAATGACATATGGATACAGCTACAACATAGTAGCATATCTAACACCCAAACAATTAACATATTGGAAGTTGAAATACGAATGAATATTTTAGTAACAGGCGGATTAGGACTTATCGGTCACCATGTAGTGAAGCGATTACAAAACACAGGACACAAGGTTTCTATTATGGATACCCGCACGAACTACGGGATAATTCCACAAGAAGAAATTGACTACTTAATGAGTGAAAGACTCAAGGTCATTAAAGACGACACTTTCATTTATCCATATGATATTGCAGACCGAATGAAGGTTAATCATGCGTTTATGCTTGAACAACCGGACATTGTAATTCACATGGCCAGCTTCCCAAGACAAAAAGTAGTGAATGCGAATCCTGCATGGGGGAGTCGTGTTATGAGTGAAGGGTTACTCAACTTGTTGGAAGCAAGCAAAACTTATAATGTACGTAAGTTTTTGTATATCAGTAGTTCAATGGTTTACGGGGACTTCACTGATGACGTAAAAGAAGATGCTATTTGTCGTCCGCAAGGTCAATATGGCATTATGAAATTAGCAGGAGAATGGCTTGTTAAAGATTATACTCGGCGAGATAATATTGTTCATACAATTATTCGCCCTAGTGCTGTTTACGGCCCTCTTGACGTTGAGGACCGCGTTATTGCTAAGTTCATGCTATCGGCAATGCGAGGAGATGTTCTTAATGTTAACGGTGCCGGGGAGACACTAGACTTTACTTATGTTGAAGATGCCGCAGATGGCATAGTTGCGGCAGCATTGTCCGATAACACAGACAATAAGACATATAACATCACCAAGTCACACAGTAGAACATTACTTGATGCGGCACAACTTGCTGTAAAGATTGCAGGCAAAGGTACAATCAACGTCAGAGACAAAGACGCAGACTTCCCAAGTCGTGGTGCATTGAATATTGATGCGGCACGTAAAGATTTTGGATTTGACCCTAAAGTAGATGTAGAAGAAGGATTTCAGAAATATTACGAGTGGCTAAGCACCTCAGCATTCTGGAAAGCACAGTTGTCAAAGTGATATCTTCTCATGTTGCCTGCACCACCTGTTTTACTACAGTGTGGGCATGTAACTAAATCATGTTTCTTTGTTAGATTACTACGAGGACCTTTTTTACCTCGTAGTTTTTCTTTTCTTTTTTCTGCTTCTTCTACTCCGTAGATTTCTTCATAGGTTTTTCCTTTATGAATGTAATCTTGGTTCTGATACTTTGCTCTCATGGTATTAGATTGCTTTTGAGAAACCTCAGTAGGTCTATTCTTACCGATCATAGCATCCCTTCTTTTCTGTATCGTTTCTTCTGATTGCTTGTATCCATGGGCATATTTGTTACCCTTGTTGAAATTAGAACGAGCCTCACTTCCTGCTTTTTTGAGGATTTCATATTTACGACCAGTAATGATTACACGGTCTTGCGATTTATTCTTTTGTAAAAACGCCCCAAATGCATATAGCATCCTCCATCGTTCTTTACCGTCACTTAGCATTTTAGTAAGCAACCAATGACAAATGAAATGTTCACGGGCAGTAAGTGAAACAATGTTATCTTTGGAGTTATCCCCACCCAAAGACTTGGGTATAATATGGTGCTTCTCTGTATAGCACTCCAATACTCTTGTCTTTGCCCTGTTGACTATGCTAAAATAACACTTAGTATATTTGTTATCTAAATAAATCATAAAAACCTCTATATCTATTTATCTATGGGCTATCAAATTCCGCATTTTGGATTAAAAAGACAATACAACAATCTGAGGGACGAACTCCTTGATGCTACTGACCGTGCTTTGAAAGATGGTCAACTAATGAACGGGCACTACACCCGTTCATTTGAAGAATGGTTAAAGTATAAGACTAAAACAAAGTATGCTATAACTGTTCATAGTGGTACTCAAGCACTTGAGATTATTGCTAGATACAAAAAGCAAAAACACCATGACACCATGGTAGGCAATCCTAAGATTCGCATACCCAATCTAACATACCCCGCAACACTAAACGCATTCTTGACTGCTGGTTGGGACATTGAGTTAGCAGATACTGACAAGTACGGTATCATAGCGCAAGAGAAACAACAAGCAGGAGTATATGATTGTCTCATGGGCTTTGCTGGACGCAGACCTTGGCCACATGCCACATACCAAGAAAGCTATGGTATCATCGTTGACGGCGCACAGCATTGGCTTGAAGCCGGTAGTAACGTTGGTAGTGGTATGGCGATCAGTTTTGATCCTACAAAGAATCTGAATGCTAGTGGTAATGGTGGTGCCATAGTAACGAACGACCATCATTTATATCTGTATGCTGTTAGATACAGAGATAACAACAAACCTGAATTCCATAAAGCAGGTACTAATTCACGTATGAGTGAACTAGATTGTGCTCACTTGATGGTTCGTGTCAATCACATTGATGCATGGCAATCACGCAGAAAGCAGATTGCTAATTATTGGTGTGATAGATTTAGAGAATTACCTGTAAGTTGTTTCAGTGATACACGGGATTCTCACGCCCATCAAAAATTCGTAATGTATATGTCTGAAAGAAATTCAATGCATACTCATATGATGTTGAATGGAGTAGACACCAAGATTCATTATGAGTATACGTTGGGTGATTTGCCTACTACATTTGGTATGAATAAACCAGATATGTTAAGTACCAGTGTGATGTTAAGCAGAGGTGTAATTAGTCTACCGTTGTACCCTGAACTCACGGACAATGAGATTGACTATATAGCTGACAAAGTTGATGAATTTTTCGGAGAGTAACCCTATTTTTAGTATAAATAAGGGTACTATGTGGATACTATCAATACTACCTGAATCAGCCATACATATCATATTTGGCATTGGTGTCCTAGGCGTAATCGCAGGGTTCGTCCTAGGCTTTATTCCCTTTATTAGGACTTACAAACTAGCGATACAAATTTGCAGTATCCTATTGCTAGTTTTCGGTGTTTACCTTGAAGGCGGCCTTGCTGATTACAAAGAGTGGGAGCGCAAAGTCAAAGAGATGGAAGCTAAAGTTGCACAAGCAGAAGCCAAGTCTAGTGAGAAGAACATAGAAGTTCAAGAAAAGATTGTAGAAAAGACTAAGATTGTCCGTGAGAAGGGCAAAGACATTATCAAATATATTGACCGAGAAGTTGTCAAAGATAATGAAGTTATCAAATACATCGAACGTTGCCCTGATATTCCGGCAGCAATTATTGAACAACACAATAAGGCGGCTACTAAATGAGATACTTATTCATAGTTCTATTTCTTGCCGGATGTTCTACTACTGTTCCGGTGACACAGAAATTTCCTAATGCTACACCAGCCCTAATGGAAAAATGCGAATCTCTCAAGAAAATTGAAGGGGATAAAGTATCAATTACTGATATGCTAAAAGTAGTTGTCCATAACTATTCTCTATATTATGAATGTTCAACTAAAGTAGACGGATGGCAAGATTGGTATAACGAACAAAAGAAAATTTATAATGAAGCTGGTAAATAATAGCATATTATTATTGGTTTTGTTGGCAGGGTGTGCTTCTACTAATGACTACCAGACATATTTAGATACACAAAAAACTCTGAACAAAGACTATACAATGGCGGAATTGGCGCGCATTTCCGCACTCACTGAGATAGTGAAAGAGACACAAGATGTTTCAGTCCGTATACAAGCAATAAAAGCACTACAAGAGATGCAACGTAGTAAACATCCATTGAAAATAGACCGCCCAAAGTCTTGGCTAGAAAGATAAATACTTTATAGGCTAGGAAAAAGATATGTCTCAAGAACTCATTAATATAGGCACGTCACCGAACGACGGATCAGGTGATCCGTTACGTGTAGCGTTCCAGAAAATAAACAACAATTTTACACAATTATTTTCTACCGGGTATCAATCCTACGAAATAACTACATATGATGATGACGCAAATCAGGTTATTTTTGAAGTTCCTGCAAATGTTTTTACCCAAGCGACATTTCAAATCAACTCATCCGAACCAAATACAAATAATAGCCAGAATATTACAATAAATGCTAGTATTAGAAATGACGGAAATTCAGTACAATGGGTAGGTCATAGCGCATTATTTTTAAATTCAGTTGTTGTAACTTCCTACGACATGGTAGTAGATGGTATTTCAGGAAATGTACAACTAACAGTAACCCCTGCAGCAAATGTACCGGTCAATCACTTTATATCCGCCCAAGTAGAAAAGGCATTATTCTAATAAAATGAGAGCAAAAGAATTTATCAAAGAATCGACCGGTAGTATATTACCTGAAGTACAACGTACTTTACCGGCAGCTTGGGTCATTGACTCATTGCAAAATAATGACTTTTATAGGCAATATAGGTTCGGTGTTGCTTTGGCAGGCGCCAAAGGTGCAGAACAGCGTAAACAAGATAATGTACCTGAATATGCGTCTGAAACTGTTTGGGGAGAGAACGAGGTTGTTGTCTCGTATGCAGGTGCAGATGCGTTAAAGAAATATTTAGATGATGCACTAAGACAAATGGGATTACCCCCAAGCGCAGCCAAATTAGTTACAACGTCGAAAAGTGAAGAGCCAGAGGGCACCGGAACTAGAAGTACTTTAACGCCTTTTAAAGGATACAAAAAATGAGGGCCAAAGAGTTTATAAACGAAGAAAAAAAGGGAAAATTAACTCCTAGGCAGCGTTTTGCGTCCCGTGGTATACACATTTTCAGTGATACTAATTATGATAGAGGCTATGATTTAAATAGAGTAATGATGGCAGTGGCATCTACTGACGGAGTAGGAATGCCTGATATGGATGGTGAAAGTTGGAACGCCAAATATAATACCGCACACCCATATACAGAAGTAGAAGCAGACATGCTCAAAATAGCATATAAAGCAGTTGGAGTCCCTTTCAAAGACTTGAACCATGGCGATTTAAGCAGCGATGAAGTACCTAGTACAAACAATCAAAGTATTGTAAAGCCTTTTAAAGGGTACAAAAGAAAATAATTTATCACAGTCCTAATCGTATAAGTAAAATTATACTTTATAGGATTTTCAATGATTGATATTAACAATACTCTGGACTTAGTCAAACTTAAACTATATAATGAGTGGTTGTACACCGCACATATCTACGATGAGGGCGATAGTCCCATGCATGAGTCATTAACTCAGCAAGTAGTAGAGAAATATATTGACCCCATTAATTTACCAAAAGATGCTAAAATTTTAGACATGGGCTGTGGTCCTGGCTATTTTTTAGATCAAATGAAAAATCGTGGATATACCGACTTATTGGGCGTTACGCTTAGTCCAGGTGATATCAAAACGTGTGAAGAAAAGGGTCATAAAATAGCGAAATATGATTTAAGTTTCTTACCACAAAAAGACGGTTATTACGATGAATCAGTTGATTTTATTTTTTGCCGACATGCATTAGAACATAGCCCTTACCCAATCTTTACACTGATGGAATATAATCGC